TTGAAAAAAGAAAACGATAGGTTAAGAGGATGATAGATAGAGTTACAAAGAATTGGAAAACGACTGCCGTAGGTGCAGTATTGTTTGCTGCTGGTATTATATTAGTGGCTATGGAAAAAGCAACGCTAACGGAGGCTGGTACATTCTTCGGTGTGGCGTTTATGTTATTCTTTTCTAAAGACAAAATGAATGGATGATTTCGGTAATGGGTTTGAGGACTTTGTAGATGAACTAACTAATATGGAGCAGCCTAGCTGCAACATCGACAACCCTGAAGATTGCGAAGCATGTGGCAGTTAATAAAAAGAGGAGCAGTTCTAGTAGGGCTGCTCTTTCTGACTCAGGGATGTGGTGCGAAGTATCACCTGAATCGTGCGATTGCAAAAGATCCTACGATACTAGAGTCGGTTGTGGTAAGAGTAGACACAACGATCATCACAGAAAATAAAGCGATTAGAGACACTCTAATTCTAAATAGGGTAGATACCATCACATTAGAAAGAAACTCTGTTAGAGTTAAGATAAAGCGTATTCACGATACGATACAGATAGATGCTGAGTGTCTATCAGACACGATCACAATAAGTAAGGTAGTCGAAGTACCTCAAGTTATCTATCAAGAAAAAAAGTTCAATAGGAAATATCTATACATCTTGATTATCTCAATTATTCTATATACCTTCGGTCTTATTAAAGTATTAAAGTAATTATATAGTACTCTTACAGAGTACAAAAAAAAATATATAATACTATATAATATAATATAATATACTCTCTTACAGAGAGTTTTATAATATGACAAGGAGACAAAAGAGTATAGCTATCGAGATGGGTAAGTTAGAGGATGATTACCACAATCACTTCCTGTCTCACTTTGGATTCCATGATGAGCAAAGGTCTGATCACCTAAACTTCTGGAAGTACCATAAGAATACTGGCTATGACCTTTAGGGAAGCCCAAAGGCTTACGAGTCTACTCAACGAAGATGGCTATCACGCTTGGGCAGTAGATGGCTTTCATGTTAATGTACTCTTTGATGGTGTACTCTACGAACTAAAAACAGCAGAACGACAACCGAATGAGAGATCCTAACATCGACAGATACCTACACAAGATGGCTATGTTATTCCAGAACTTAGGTCTAGAATCAACTCCAGAGGAGCGTATCTACGCTAAGGAACAGGAGCATATGTATCTAGGTAGGATAGCAGAGATAGATCCTGAGTATGCTGAACGACTAGGATATGATTGATCATATCAAGATAATAGTTGAACTTGGTAAGATACCAAGCCTCAATAAGTTCTACTCCTCTCCACATTGGACATTCAGATCTAAGGAGAAAACAAAGTGGAAGAAGGTCGTAACCGACCAGCTAGACTACGACTTCCAATTCGAGAGCTGTGTTATTACAGCGAGAGTCAATTACCGATACGACCTAGACAACTGCATCATGGCAATCAAGTTCACTCAAGATGCACTGGTAGATGCTGGTCTAGTAGTAGATGACAACAAGAAGTTCATCAAGGCGGTTCGTATAGAACCAGCTACCGACATCCCTAAGAATACCTGTCAAGTAATCATCGAGGGGAAAATAATCAACAAATAAATTTGTATATCTCAATTATCTTTATTTCCTTTGACTAAATCAAAAGAGAGAAAGATGAATACAGAGAATGTCTATCAGGTCTTAGATGACCTAGAAGCCTTCGCAGACCAGATCGGTAGCGAATGGATGAAGGAGCGAGTAGCTATGCTAGAGGCTCAAATTGCAAATCACGAAACATTAATCAATCTATAACTATGAAAACAGCAAAAGTTGTATCGGTATCTCCTAAAGGAGACTACCAACTAAGAGATGGAAAGACCTTGTATAAGTTCTTCGTATCTATGGACAATGGAGATTCAGGTGAATACTCCTCAGTGAAAGCAGACCAAGACAAGTTCGTTGTCGGTCAAGAGGCAGAATATGAATTGACTAGTACGCAGTACGGCAATCGTATCAAGCCAGTCTACAATCAAAGCGGAGGTTTCTCTGGTGGCGGTTACTCAAAGTCTAGCTACTCATCAGGAGGTGATGATAAGCAGAAGATGATTGTAAAGCAGAGCTGTCTTAAAGCAGCAGTTGATCTACTAAAAGACAAAGGTGCTAAGAGTACGGATGTCCTAAAGGTAGCAGACAGCTTCGTTGCTTGGGTACTAGAGTCCGACAAGAAGGAGGACACTACCTACGAGAATCACTTCTCATCTAGAGAAGAAAAGATTGAGGTAGCCAACGCTATTGTGAACGGACAATCAGATGACCTACCATTCTAATTCAGTGGGAGGCTAGTCCTCCCTTTTTTTTAATTTCTAATACCAATGCACATGCAAGTAAAAGAAACGAAGAACTATTCAATGTTCTCAACTATTGAGGGCAATCGCCCTAAAAATGATCTCCACTTGAAGCGACTAAGAAAGTCTATGGAGGAGGAACTACTAATCAGCCCAATCATCGTGAACGAGAAGCATCAGGTGATTGATGGACAGCACAGGCTTTATGTAAGCAAGGAACTCAAACTACCTTTACGCTACATCATAGCAGAAGGATATGGTCTAAGCGAAGTGCATAGGCTTAATCAGAACAGCAAGAACTGGACAATGGCAGAGTTCATAGATGGCTACGCTGACATGGGCTACAAAGAGTACATCTATCTTAGATCGTTTATTGAGCGTACTGAATTGAACATTACCTCAGCTCTTTCATTGTTGGCTAACGATAGTTCATCACATACCAAAGCTGTACGACTAGGTACATGGAAGTCGGTGCATAAGGAACGAGCTGATACTATTGCAGACTGGGCAAACATCATCAAGCAATACTATGATGGTGCTTGTAGACAGGGATTCGTGAGAGCGTTGATTTTGCTATACAATAACAAGAACTTTCAGTTCTCTCAGCTTATAAGTAAGATCGCACTACAACCATCTGCTCTTGTGAATTGCGTAAACTCTGAGCAGTATTTGACCTTGATAGAGGACATATACAACTATCGCAGTAGAAACAAAGTGAATCTACGATTCTAGTTGATTGATTGTGTTAGGCAGAGGGGAGCAGAGATGCTCCTCTTTTTTTTGCCTTTGTAGTAGGATATTAAAAATACATTGTTAATTTAGAAGAATGATTCACAAACACATAATCCAATCCGATAAAACACTCCGATACCTAGAGAGAGCTAGAGAAGGAAAGATCTCAGAGGCATCAAGATTTGGCGCACCTGAAATAGATGAATACCTAAGATTCAAGAAGGGCAACTTCGTTGTGGTAACAGGACACGCTAATGTAGGAAAGACTCACACGATGACCTACCTACAATTACTACACACCTTAGAGAATGGAACGAAGTGGCTTATCTACTCCTCAGAGAATGAGGTGCAAGACTTACAGCGTAAGCTCATAGAGTTCCTAGCTGGTAAGCCTATCAACCAAATAGATGAGCAGACCTTCTGGAGACACCACTCCTTTGTAGAAGGACACTGGGCATTCATAGACTCCGAGTTGATAGTCAATGCCTTTGAACTGCTAGAGATAGCAAGAGAGATCTATGATGCTTGGGAGTTTCAAGGCATGATGATAGATCCGTACAACAGCTTGACCATTCGAAAGGAAGATCTCAAGGGCGTAAGCACTCACGAATACCACTACGAGGTAACGAGCCACATCAGAAAGTTCTGTAAGGAGAACGGCATAACTACGATAGTCAATACGCATCCATCAACACAAGCACTAAGAAAGACCTACACAGGATCACATCCAATGGCTGGGCATACTATGCCTCCAATGGCTAGTGATGTTGAAGGAGGGGGTAAATTCGTGAACCGCTCTGATGAATTTTTTGTGATACATAGAGCGATTTCTCACGCTCACGATTGGATATACACTGACATCCATGTAAGGAAAATAAAGATGTTAGAGAGTGGAGGTAGACCGACACCACTAGAAGAACCTGTAAGAATGGAAAGCACCAGAGGGAATTGCGGATTCCGAATTAATGGAATAGATTTGATAACTAAAGAAACGATAATAGATGGATCTCCATTTTGAGGGTAATAGATTATACTACATGGAAAAGGAAGCCGAGCTGTATAGATGCTTGGACTACTTGAGTAAGGAACTAAGTGAGCAAGACAAGATGACTACGGAGCAGCTATGGGAGGTGTTCCATATCTGTGCTGATACAGCAGCAGTCTATCGCCACATCACTGACTACTTCAATACTTTAGATCGCCTGATCCTAGATGCTAGGATAAAGAACGGCAAATTGAAGCAAGAGGTGTACGACCTTAAGAAAGAGAACGCACGACTCCAAGAGTCGCTAGAAAGATACATGGATGAATTTTAAGAGAAAGATGAATAATGGTCAGAGGTTCGAGGTAAGTGGTATGGAGTTCATCTGCATAGAGACTCATGCCTACTTCCAGACCAGAGTCGATGGCGAAGAATCGGATATAGATGTAGGCAGTAGCTACTACATTGTAAGGAATACATCAACAGGTAAACTTCACAGAATACCTTTTCAAAGAATAATAGAAAAAGAAAACGAGATCAAATGGAAGAATTGACAACACTGCTAAGAACATACTACGAGGAGATAGGTGTAGTTCCAAACGGAACACGACAAGAGGATCAGGTATTCGCTCGTTCAGCAATGATGGTAGCTATGCGTAAGTATATGACCTTGATGCAGATTGGTAGGATATTTGGTAAAGACCACAGCTCAGTGCATCACGCTAACAAGAAGCACGAGGAGAACTACAACTGGTCAGAGATGTATCGGTTCTTCTACAAGACAGCGCAGCAGATGCTCCTAGAGAACCCATCACACGAGGTGCGTAGCACTAACAAGCTGACAGCTTTGATGACTAGACAGAAGATGCACATCACTGAATTGGAGTTCGAGGTTAATAACTTGAAAAAGCATTGTGAAGAATTAGTTGATAAGTGTCGTATATTGGAGAAGGATAATAAAAACCTAAGCCAGTATGCAGATAGAATTTAGTCCGATCACAGGTGTCATGGTAGGTGTGAACTACGCCTACTACGAAGAAACTGAAGATCTCAATGGGCTTCATCTTGTTCAGTTTGCTCTAGGTTTATTTATGGTACAAGTGTCGTGGACAACATAGAGAACTTTTACAGAGAGAACTTCAAGAGGCTTACAGGCTTCATCAAGCAGTACACCGATGGTTCGTACGAGATAGCATCTGATATAGTGCAGATGGTGTTTCTGCGACTCTTAGAAATGGAAGGCGAAGGGAGAACCAACTTTTACGAGGAGGACTCCCTTAACTTTTTTTATGTCTATCGTAGCTGTATCAACACAGCACTCAAGTATCAGCGCACGAAGAAGCGCATTGATAAGATAAGCCTAGAGGACATGACACATGACCAGCTAGAGTTTGAGGAGTACCCAGAGCAAAAGGTAGCGATGGAGAAACTCATCAACTACATGGAGGAGGAGCTTGAGGACTTCCACTGGTACGATGCGAAGATGATGCGTATCTATATGAGTGGCACTTCTATGAATAAGATACACCGAGAGAGTGATATAGGACTAACATCAATTAAGAACACGATAAAAAATGGCAAAGCAAGGATCTACGAAAAAGTCAAAGAGGACTACCAAGACTTCCAAAACGGAGACTTCGACAAAATCTAAAGGCTTAGGTGATACGATAGAGAAGATTACAACAGCCACAGGTATCAAGGCAGCTGTCAAAGCAGTAGTCGGTGAGGACTGCGGCTGTGATGAGCGTAAGGAGAAGCTAAACAACCTGTTCCCTTACAAGCGTGAGCCAGAGTGTTTGACTGATGATGAGCGTACCTACCTCTCAGGAGGTGTTCTAAGAAAGAAGGTGATGCCCTATGAAGATAGGGAGCGTATAGCTACCATTCATTCTAGAGTATTCAACCACAAGTTTGATATCCCATGTACTTGCAACCCTAAGATCTGGATGCAATGGATGAGAGAACTGCAAGAGCTGGTAGATGCAACTGCGTAACTACCTAAAAGATAAGCGTAAGCTAACCGAAAGCCGTACGAAAGTCTGTGTTGAGGTGGGTAAGACTGGCGAGGCTCTGTTCAAAGAGATCACTGGCGCACTCAAATCCAACCTAGAAGATGACAAGAAGCACATTGACTTCTACTGGGGAGAGAAGCGAGTAGATGTTAAGGGACTCAAGAAGATGCACCTATCAGGATTCCTACTGCTAGAGTTCGTTAATGTATGGGGAGGTGATGGTTGGTGTTCTAAAAAGAGCAAGGCAGACTTCATAGCCTTCCAGTTCCCTGATGCGTTCTATGTGTTTCGTAAGAAACATCTAAGGGTACGAGCCATTGAACTATGTGAGCCGTTCTACAAGGACAAGGTAGAGCGTAGGAACTACATACCATATGATGATGCACTGCATAAGTGGGTAGGTAGATGGAACGCTCAGGATGTGTTCACCTACTTAAAGTTCGAGGATGTAGAGGATCTAGTGTTTGAAGTCTTACCATATACCATAAAAGAATGATACTACTATTATTTGGCATCGGTTTGGGCATAGCCCTAAACCAAATACGCACACTTACCAAGAGGGTAGATGACCTAGAGGAGTTCATCGGTAGAACTTTTTTTGATGAGGAGGAGTAGTTATTAAAACTATTTTGTGTATATTGCCTTCGTAATCTTAAAAAAAGAGCAATGAAAAAGATTGATTGGAACAAAGTAGCGGTAGTTGCATTCTTGCAGACTATGGTTATTTTAGGAATGGTTGCTATGATAGCAGTATTTGAATTGGTAGAAATCTTAACCTGTTACTCATGTTAATGTTAGATGGAGCTGACTACGATCAGCAATGGCTTATCGACAAAGCAGTAGATGATGAGTTCTACTACGGAGTCTTAAACAAACTAGCACTATCCTCTAGTAGCCTCAAGATGCTACTCGATAGTCCTAAGACCTTCCACAATGTGATGACCTATGGTCAGAAGGAGAACAGCCCAGCACTCTTACAGGGTAGGGTTATCCATACTATGATTCTAGAGCCAGAGAGATTCGATGACATCTTCGAAGTAGTAGATGTGGCTTCTAAGAACACCAAAAAGTTCAAGGATACCCAAGCATCATCGAGCAAGACTTGTATCACTAGAACGGATATGGACAAGGCAGAGCGCATCACCGATGCCTTCCAAAGAAACGAACACGCTAAATACTTCCTAAAGCAGAGCCAAACAGAGAAGCCTATGGTAGATATACTAGGAGGCTTTCCCTTTAGAGGTAAGGCAGACATCTGGAACGACAGCTTCCTAGCCGACATCAAGACAACCACAGATCTCAAGGCATTCCGATACAGCGCAGATAAGTATGGATATGATATGCAATGCTATATCTACTGCAACCTGTTCAACAGATCGTTCAAGGACTGGTACTTCATCGCACTCGATAAAGCGAGTTGCGACATAGGTATCTACGATGTGAGTGAGGAGTTCTACAAGAGAGGTGAGGCGAAGTTCAACAGAGCCATCAAAGTCTACAAGGACTTCTTCGTGAAGGGTGAGGACTTAGACTCGTATATCATTAGAGATACGCTGTAATGAAGGTACTAGAATTATTTGCAGGATCTAGAAGCGTAGGCAAGGTTGCTGAGGTATTAGGGTACGAGGTATTCTCATCAGACATCAATGCCTTCGATGGTATAGACTATGTGGTAGACATCTTACACTTTGAGGAGGGATATGTTCCATTCGTACCAGATATTATCTGGGCATCTCCTCCTTGTACCAGCTACTCAATAGCCGCTATCAGCCATCACCGAAAGGATGGAGTAGCAACATCTGATTTCGCAAAGAAAAGCGATATGATGATGGCTAGGTTACAAGAGATACTAGAATACTTCCTAAAGCTAAACCCAGACCTTATCTACTATGTAGAAAATCCTAGAGGTATGCTTCGTAAGATGCCCTTCATGAGTTACTACCCTATCCGCAATACTATTACTTATTGTCAGTATGGCGATAGCCGTATGAAGCCAACAGACATCTGGACTAATAACTTCAAATGGAAGCCCAGATCTATGTGTAAGAATGGTGATTCTTGTCATACAGCAGCTCCTAGAGGAAGCAGAACAGGTACACAGGGATTGAAGGGTAACTACGAGAGAAGCATAGTGCCTCCTGTATTATGTGCCGAAGCACTTATCAGCATATGAAAAAGCACACGAAGATCTACATGAAGCACTTTGACTATGTCCTAGATGACTTCATTCCTTGTGAGGTTTGCGGAGCAAGAGCCAACGACATACACCACATCGAGAACAGAGGATCAGGAGGTGCTAAAGACAAAGACAGAATAGAGAACCTTATGGCTGTATGTAGACCATGTCATATGATGCATGGAGATGTACCAAGTAAGGTGGACTGGTTAAAACAAATACACGAGAGAAAGCTATGAACAAGATGAATCAATTCCTACGCATTGCAAATGCGAGACTCAAAAAGACATACCCTAATAAGCAACAGCGTAGAGCGTGGGCAGCTAAGATGTATGTAAGATGGCTAAAGCGACAGAACTAATGCTCACCGCTATGTACAGAATAAGGGTAAAATTGTACAATATGATGTACAAAATAAGGGTGAATCCTTAAAATTATAGGCGCAGACATAAAAAAATGGGCGCAAACCTTTAACACCAAAGAGAGATGAAAACAAACTACGATTCAATCAGGAGCGAGGAGAGCCGTAAGGTGATAGAGCTGATCAATCACTACGCTACTAAGAACGCAAAGCGCACAAAGGTTAAGAGATACACCTATGGAAGTATCTCAGAACAATGTATGAAAGACCTATCAACATATGGAATCGAAAAAGACTAGTAGTCAAATCCTAATCAATAGGAAGAACCTAGAGATGTTTATACACATCCTAACTCAAGTACATATGAGAGGTCAGCTATCAGCAGATGAACAAGCATTCGTAGGTAAGTTTGTAGACCTACCAGCAGCACCTGTAAAAGCAAACAGATCACAGCGTAGGTTGAATCAGAAGATGATCAACCAGATAATCAGAGAGGAGCGTAAACGCAATCTAGAAGAATAGGGTTTTATAGTTGAGAGGTTTACTAAATTTGACACATTAAAAATGGACAAGACTCAAGAACATAAGACAGCAATGCTGAAGGCATTAGAAGCGAATCTAGGTATCGTAACCAAGTCGTGTGATGCTGTGGGTATATCAAGACAGACTCACTACAACTGGATGAAGGATGACAAGGACTACAAGAAAGCTGTCGATGAACTTGAGAATGTAGCACTCGACTACGCAGAAGGAAAGCTCCATAGTCAAATAGAAAAGGAGA